GCAAGTTGCATTGTCGAGCGACCAGTAGCAGTTGCAAAAGACGCAAAGGCTCCTGGAAGTAAGTTACCAAGTTGCTTTACAAGTTCTTCACTCTGTACCTTACCTTTGTTAAAGATCTGCGCCATTGCTAGGAAGATACCATTAGCTTTATCTGCACTAAGATGTAAACCAGTAATAACAGTATTCAGGTTTGTAAACATTTTCCAAGTACTGCTTAAGGATTCCCCTGCAAGACTTGTTGATGCCTGGAAACCTCGAAAACTTTCTCGAAGTACAGTTATGTTAATACCTGTACGCTGAGCTTCTTCATTAAGCGCAGCTATTGCACTACCTGCGCGGGCGCCAGCACCAACAGTTGCTTCAAGACTGGCTTTGGTAGAATCCAGTTCAATCCCGATCTTGGGTATTGCTCGGAGGGCATTCCAGGTATTTGAAATAACGCCAGTAAATAATTGATAGAGGCCTATACTTTCCAGAATGCGAAGGGCAAGACTGCGATGACTCTGAATAACTTCCGAAGGAACTGGGGGGATTGCTGGTTGCACTGCTTGCTGCCCTAAACCGCCCACACCAGTAAATGAAGTATTACGATTTATCGGAGCGTTACGAGCACGTTCAGCAGAAGCCTGTAATGCGGCTTGTCTTGCTATCTGGGCCTCAGCTGCAAGACGCTCTGCTGCCTCCACTTCTCGTATAGCAGTAATTCTGCTTAAAGTTGTTGCATTAAGCCGTAATATTGCAGCTTCTGTACTAGCAAGTGCTGCATTTCTTTGTGCCGCTTGTTGAATATAGTTTATGTCACCGGCAGCAAAATTAGCCTGAACAGAATTAAGTTGTGTGGCGAGACTTCGTTGTAATTGCCGCTCTTTTTCTACTTGCTGCATCTTTAAGGCAGTAATACTATTTGCGCCTTCAAGAGCGATAGCTTTTTCTGTAGCAATAGCACTGCGTTGTTTAAGCTCAGCTTCTCTTAAACCTTCTATAAAAAGGGAGTTTCTTCTTTTGTATTCTGTGCCTACTGCTTGCGTATATTCCTTTTCCAGACGCTGCATATTCAGCAACATCTCTTTTTGTTCTGCAGCACTTACTTTATCTGCGGCGCGTTGATCACCTTTTGCAGAACTTGGGTCTTGCTTAACAGAGGAAAGAATGTCAGAATTTACCTTCCCATCACCCCCACGGTTTCTTAAAGAGACAGCTGTATTAGCTTCATTAAGGGTAGCGATCAGTTTCTGTGCTTGGTCGGCAGAAGCAGCAAAAAGTTTAATACTAGCAGTCGCTGTACTGAATTGTGTGTTTATAGAAGTTACAACTTTATCTACAGTATGCCCCAGAGAAGCAACTGTTTGGGAGGCAACATCAATACCTTTTTTGACGTCCTCCACATCACCAGCAAGTTTAATCGTATACGTCGTTTGATTCGGGTCTGCCATAACTGCTCTCCTGGCTCTTAGCCACGGGTGGGTACAAAACTGAAAGATATCCAGAAAGTATCAGTGGTAATTCTATTAATGCTTCTTCAAAATCTATCTTTCTTTTTCTGCTTAAAAGGTAAATCAGGGTAGGGTCAAGTGTACCATCTTTTAGGTATAAGCGCATTACTTGGAATAACCTAAACATGGGCAGTTTAGTATCCCATAAGTAAAAAAACTCCAGAGAAATTTCTTCCTGCTGGAGTTCCGGTTCTTCCAGAATTTCGAAAAAGTCCCCAAGATCCTCCAGGTCATCAAGAATTTCTTCTTCAATTTCCTGGGTTTCTTCTTGCTTCCTTTTCTTATCTGACTCTAAAAGAGATTTAGCAAAAGCCTTGCCTACCCCTATCAGTTTTTTACTTCTGCATCCACACCCAAATTCATGTTAGTTAAAACTGAGTAGACACTGGTAATAAAAGAAGAACTCCAGGGAGTAGATGCAAGCACCATGTCCAGGAGGAAATCCAGACAGTTGCTAGCTTCTCCCCAAAGTTCCTCATTATCTTTTGCAACACGAGTATCAGCAATAACTAATGATGTTACCTTACCAGTGGTATCATCTTTAGAGAGCAAAGGAACTTTCTGTAAAGAGAGTACTTCCCCTTTAACCCAGTTACGTATTGCTGCTGCATTAAGTACTTGTTGCGCTTTCTTCTCAATGATTATATCAGCAGAATCTTCAGCGAAGATATTAGCAGATTTATCATTAATAAGTTTTTCAAACTCAGAGAGTTTAACGTCAGCTTCATCTGCAGGATAACGCTTAAACTCTACATCCATTTTTGCTGTTTTTCCTTCACAATCTTTAGCAGATTTAACTGTAAGAATTACTGACGGGGATTGTAGTGCTATATAAATTGCCATGATATTTTCCTCTAACTGGCGTTGTGGCGAAAATGCCGTTTATCTCATTTTGAAATTGACGTATCCGGTATTTTTGAATACCAAATCTTTACCGTGATAGCCAGAAATATCAATACCTTTAACGTCCATCAACTGAAGCTTGGTGAAGTTAATATAAAGTTTCTGGCCAAGTACTGTACCCCATTGCAGAGAAAAAGAGAAGAAACCTTCCAACATTGCTCCGGTTAAACCTGAAGATGTTGATGCTTCGGGATTCCATACTGAAAGACCTGATGCAACAGTTGCTTCTTCCACGATTGACAAAGTAACATCAGTCGAAACAGCTGTTTTACTGAAACCTTCTTCATTACCTGTCAGAAAACGGCCATATTCATAACCAAATAGGTTTGGAGCTGAAAGTTTACTAAACCCGATGTTTTTAACAGAACCTGCAAAAGCCGCTGCAAGAGTAGGAGCAACACCAGCAGCACTATAGGCTTGAAGTTCCGCCTGAACAATACTTGCAAGCCTAACACTAGGTGCGATGGTTGTTTTCTGAGTACCATAGCTAGGAGTCAGTAAAACTGTTTCAGTTGGGTAAGCCTGACCTAAAGCGTCGACGGGATTACCTTTAAAATGCCATTTCAGATTCGCCCTATGACCTGCAGTGATGTCTAAATCTACCTGAGCGCGGCAATCGTAGAAACGATAGTTTTTTTGATAACCAGCACGATCAGAAGATATTTTACTAATCTCCAAGGTTAACAGTGTTGTAGAAGCAACTGAGTTATCTGCAGAGATTGTCGCATCAGAAGTAGAACTGTTACCAGAATAGCTAATAGCTGCACCAGCTGATTGAAATAAATCCGCAAGAGCAAAGTTAGCAACAGTAGGAGCGCCAACAATAACTGAGAGTGCAGGTGCAAAGGTTTCTGCATTTGCCTCTGAGTATTTATCAGTAATTGTAACACCAGCATCACGATCTAACTCACTACCAGCATACTGGAAAGTTTCATTAGAAAGGATAGTGTTAAAATCTGAGTTAAAAACTGCTACCGCGTCAGCCGCTGTAAAAGTACTTGTACGCGCCCATTTCAGTGTTGCGCCATCAGCAATGTTAACACCTGTACCACTTGGCGTTACACTTGAAGTCCCTGCCACAGTACAAATATAAGCATTACCACCCGAAGTAACGCAATCATTTAGTACATAAGCAGTTCCTGTAACCCAAGCACCAAGTAACTGGTTATTAAGTTTCCAATGAACTGAACCATCAGTAATATCAGCAACTAAAGTTGTTGGGCCGATTGATGCAGCCGAAGTACCAGCTGTAATACAAGTATAAGTTCTGCCTGTAGTACCAGTTACATTATCGCCAAGAGCATAAGCAGTAGTAGCAGTCCAGGTTGGGGGAGCAGCATCAATTACGGGTATTCCTTGATTCGCCTGAGCCTGTGTAAACAGAATCTGCGCTTTTTTCGCATATTTAACGGTCATATATATTCTCCAAAAATTTAGCCAATTATACCTGGCATAGGGTTTGCCCGAGGGAAATCTATTCTCCAATTATCTAACCACCAGATTCTTCCATTATCCAGTCCCATAACACCACCACCTGAGTGGTAAATACCTGTGTACTCTTTCTCAGCTGGTAAGGGAAGCCAACCATGTAAGGAATTATAAACTGCAAGCCAAGCAGTGGGAAGTGAGCTTACAGCACAAGTTATCTGAGTTGTAAACATTTGGGAGAGGTCTTCTGCAAAAGCCATGTAAGGGTCAGGTGAAATACCATCGCCTAAGTGCCCGAGCGCAGTAATTGAGTGATAGCCAATAAAAACTCTGGGTGGGTCAATATCATTAAGTAAACTCGGTTCTTTAGCTTTCGCCCAGTCGCAATCATAAAGCGTATCACTGCGTAGTTTTGTAAGTGCTGCAGTTAAGTCATACATTATAAAAGCGCCTTATGGTTAAATGTAGCGGTAATATCTGCCCAGCCTGTTAAGTCTGGTATCACTGATTCTATTGTGAAGAAAAACTGATAAACTTCATCATCCATAGAAAAGACCATATTTGTGGTAATTACATTATCAGCAGCATCTTGTGAGGATATTCTAAATTGAAAATTCCTACGCTCTGCATGATACACACTGGATTCGCCACCATGTAGAGTATATATATCAAAGCTTGGAATTGCAAGCACTTCAAAAGTAGTAAAAGTTAAATTAGTTCCTGCAACCTTAAGAGCGAGTGCAGCTAGTTTTTGCAAATTCATAATTTGATTTCCTTCTTCAGTTTAACTGCGAGTGCTTGTAAAGCTTTACTATTATATAAAGTTTTTTGAACCTCAGGACTATGAAGTAATTGTACCAGGCTCGGGCCCCAAAGAGCATGAACTGGAAGTCGCTTATTTCCATGCCAGGTAGCTTGCTGATTACGTTCAAATATCTTTGAAGCAAACTTGCCTTTAGTTCCTGTATGGAGCCAACCCATAAAGTCCTGTTTTCCATGCACAAGCATCCAGCCTTTATTCTTACGTATCATAACTTCAGTCCTAATAGCCTCTAACATAACTATCTGACGAGAGAACTTATTGCCCTTTGCAGGGCCACCACGCCTAACATTCAGTATCTTCTTACCTATGGTAACACGGAACTGATTTACTGGGTATTTACTCAGCGAAACTGCCTCAAATTTATAAGAGAGTTCGGCTGATAAAATTCCTTTACCTTTACGTTGGAACCAACGAGTTGTAAGTTTATCTGGGTCACCAGGAAAATAAAAGGTACTGAGAACAGTACCCTTTATCTCTGCTTGTAATTCTCTGATTGTAGTTTGCAGTGTCTTGGCCAGCGCCCCAGTCAGAGGTTGCTCGAAAGTATTCCAATCCAGGACTTTCGTTGATTTGACCGAGGAGCTGAAAGACATTACTTATACACCAGTTGCGGTAGCGCCAGTATTAATACCAATGGTGCTGTTAATCTTGGTGTGCGCCAACATAGGAGCAGATTGCAGCATCATGAATGGAATACCTGGATCTTCTTCTTCCCAATTTTTGAAGAAGTAAGGCATACCCATGTAGTTAGCTTTACTGTCCTGAATAGCCGCGAAACACTGCCAACCATAATTCTTTTCAGGAATTAATAATACTGAACCTTGAGGAACATACTGAGTTTCAGTACCAGTCACAGGGTCAGTGTAAGTACGAGAATAAGTATAAATCTCGATACCTGAACTAGCCAGAGTACCACGATAAGTTACACCATCCAGACGTTTTTGCTGTGGGCCATACTCCAAACCAGATTGACCGCGAGTCATCAAATCAATGTAGATCAGTTTATCAAACTTAGGGTCTTTTCTAAGTGCTTTCCAAGCCCACTGACCAATGATTGCTGTACGGATAGGTTGAACTGCTAAGTTAATCCAATCTTCCAGATCTTCGATCGGTGACATTGTACTAGCGTTAGTAGTATATAACCAGGTTTTTGTAGTAGCCAAGGTGATAGTGTTCACAGCATTACGAACAAAATCAACTGTTACATCATGACCCACACCAGTCATGGTATAAGAACCACTCAATAAGAGTTGACCTGCCATAACTTCAAGTCTGCGATATAACCGTTCTTTTTGCGCAACAGCTAAATCAATGATGGTTGCTGCATAACGTTGTGCAGGAGTCATTGCAATTGACATAGATTCACCAGGACGACGAGTAAATACATGGTCAGCATCAACAGTAACTTTATCCTTAATGTAGCCGGGTTTGTAACTGTTTACTTGATAGCCACGATCTTTAACCACTTCACCAGGGCGACGTGGGTTAACAAAGACCGCCAGACGATTGTCTTGATCAATTTTGTCAAAGTTAATCTGCTTATCATTGGTAACATGCTCGCTACCAAAGAACTGCAGTAAGAAATTATCAAATGGGACTACCTCGGATAATACCGCTGCAATCTCATTATGGTCAAAAAAAGTAGTTGCATTCATTTTTAATCCTGTAATTTATTAATGAAAGGTTAGTATTATACTAAACCAGGGGCAACAAACTTAATGTTGATTCCGGTTGAGTCAAATACTGCATCACGTTTAACATTTTCAGCATCAGTTACTGTAGCAGTAGTGATTGCTGTAATAGCTAAAAAGTTAATCATACTGGCAAAAAAGTCCCCATGAGTATACATCGGTTCAAAGCTATCAGTTCCACTGATTGGTTTGCCGACAAGCGCACCAGCAGAAATGCCACGAGGAACTGTAATACCGATGATTTTATCACCGACTGCAGTCGCAGGAATTGCTTTGTTATTCACATCGCGTTTCATTGGGGTAAGTGGTGGAATGATTGCAGCATTTGCCAGACACAAAACATCCTTTGAACGAATATCTGCATCGCCAGCAATAAACTGAATCGGCCCATAGGTAAATTTATCTACGCCTTCTGCTAAAGCCATTTTAATTCTCCGAAGTTAAAAACAAGTTAAAAGAATCTTAAGCTTTAATGCCAGTGGCCAAGCTGTAAGAGGATGCTAATGTATCTTTCTTTACAGAAGACTGATCAGCATTTGCTTCAGGAGCTGCCACGAAACCTACAGCACCAGAAATTGGGTTTTGCATTGTAGTCGCCGAAGCAACTGCAGTCATAATTTTAAGGGAAGTTTCTGCACTGAAACCTTCTTCGATATTGGACATTGCCAAATCGGAAGCTACTTTCAATGTAGCGCCGGCAGTTAAGATTGCTGTACAACGAGCGCGTTCAGCAGTTACCGCTTCAACAAGAGCAACAGCATGAGCAGCTTCCATAGCTACTTTATCTACTTGCAGTGCGTCAAGTTTAGTTTGCATTTCTTCTAAAGTCATACTAATACCTCTGGATTGTTTGTTGGAAAATTGTGATACTAAAACTGTATCTAAACTAGCTACAACTTTATCAATAAGACCCAGTTCTAAAGCAGTAGCTGCCATAAACTCTGAACCTTTAAAATCTATGATATTTTGTATACTAAGATTTGGCCTACTCAAAGCAATATCATTATTGAATGAATTATCCATAGATGCAAGTATGGTATTTATTTTATCAATAGCAGTAGTATCTAACGGCGTGTGACTATCCGCGAGAGCCTTCTCACTTTTTGATCTGAAAATTGTGAATGTTTTGCCAGCCATAGCATCAGCGACACTTGTTTCCATATGAACCATAATAGCTGCAATACTACCAACTATTGCTGTTTCTGTAGCAAAACAAGTTTGACATGCAGCCATAATTGCATAAGCAGCAGAAGTTGCCATACCATCAGTAAAACCGAAAGTGTGAATTCCAGAATCGACAAGACTTCTGATTTTACTGGTAAGTCCAAATAATCCAGATACCTCGCCGCCAGGAGAATCAATATAAAAACCAATATCAGTTGCTCCCGCAGATACTGCTTTATCAATGTTTTCAGCGATACTTTCATAAGAAGTCATCCCCGATCCTGCAGAAGCATTCTTTGCAACCAGAGAATCAAATACGTTAATAATACCAACACGGGCTGGAACCGCACCTGCAGATTTCTGCGTTGCCATTGACATGTTAGGAATATCGGAGATTGCCTCTCTCGCCCCTGACATTAAATGCAGTGTTACTGCTTCCGTAATAACTCGAAGTTTGCCTTCTGACATAAAGACAGGACTCTCAGATAAACGGGATAAAATTCTTGCATATTTCATTTAGCCACCTTCTTTTGTTTAGCTGCCGGAGCAGGTTTCTTTGGAACATCTACTGGAGCAACATCAGTTCCGGTATTTGTTACATCTACTTTAGCTTGCGTATTATGCACTGGATTACTATCCAGAATTATATCAAGCTTTTGTTCCTTAGCCAGTTGTGCCATATGTACATCAAAATCTTCTATACCACGTTCACCAAGTTTTTCCTCTAGTGTTGCCAAACCAGCACGAATCTCCAATACATCTGCCTGAGCATCTTTAAGAGGGTCAACCCATTCTGTCTTTGGCAACACATACTTGCAGGTTGCTTTACCCATTTCAGCACTTTCATAAATTGCTGCAAGTTCTCGGAATCTAGCCGTAAGAGGTTTCAGTCCCATATTTATAAATACAAGTTGCTGAGTCACAGCTACCCGACGTTTAAATTCAATTAGACCTGCACGAATAGAACTGAAATTTACACCGGATAAATCCCCAGTAAGTTGCTCATAGGTTACATCAAGAGCCGAAGCAATAAGCCTGAACTGGCTTTCTAAGAAAATGGTAAGATTACTTCCAATGTCATCAATACTGGCAAAGGTAAAATCCTCATCCTCTTCCAGATAGTGAACGCCACCTGGCAGAATCTTTTGAATTTTAGATTCTGAAGTTTCATCATTAGTTTCTGGCGTATCAATGTTACCCAACAGTGGCATTGCGCCGGAGGAGTTTTTCTTAATAATCCAGCCTACTGCCTGAGCAACTTTCTGCCTAACCAGTGTCGCATCCATTAATTCATCAATCTCATAGAGAGCGAGCATTACAGGTGCAAGTTTTGGTATTCCTCTCCATTGCCCCGGCCTATCTCGCTGGAAGATATGCAGCACATCTTTAGCATCTACTGGTACGCGTTGATTCAGTATCGCTTGTACCTGCAAATCAAAAGGGTTTCTCTGAAAGAACCAATACTGCAGTGGTCGGCCCATCGGGTCAAACTTAATCCCATAGAGTATTCCATCCATCTGAAAGTATGCAGGGTCAAGTTGTTCTGCTTCAAGAGTCTGTAATTGCAGAGGTATTTTCATATCCTGCCGTTCAAGAATCATCATGCGAGTAAAAATCTCCCCACTTTCAAAATAACCACTAGCCCAGAGATTTTGCAAATTATAAAGATCCCCCCAACCATCCGCACTTGGATTAGCTGCGAAGTCATCCCATAACTTCTGCATCTTTTTGTTATTCCACTTTACCTTAATCCCAGTACCTATCCAATGTGCTGCCAAGCGGGCCTTAGCAGTTATTGCGGCGGGATTATTCCGGCAAAGATGATGGCTACGATTACGAAGCAGTTTAAGTTCTCTGAGTGCAAGTCTATCTGAGCCACCTGCCATTAAACCTTTCTGCTCCAGTCGAAGTCCTTGCGTTGCTCCATCAAAAGCTGTTTTCATGTTATAGCTTCCTGTGAGTTGTTTGCATTACAGAACTTGTACGAAACGTTACAGTTTCCGAAGATAGTCCTGCAATCAGTTTAAGTATTCTGGTTTTCTCTTTGTTAAGATTCTCCAGGGTTATTTCAGAAAATTGGTATAATGTACTGGCTGGCCCAATACCGATCTTGAGTTGCGTTAGCTGCTCACCAGCGATCAATTTACCTATCGCTGTATTTACGGTTATTAAGTTAGCCTGAAGTTCTGCTAAAGTTTCAGACATATCAGTTTATCCCTTTGGTAATATTAGTTGCTGGTTTTGCTGGGCCAGATGTAGTATGAGAACCTGCTGTAATTAATCTTTCAGCTTGCTGCCAGTGTTTCTCAGTCCAAACATGCAAATGTAAGGCCCTACTAGCATGAAGCGCAAGAACCTCGCAGTCAAGGACTTCATCTCGTTTTCCCATTACCAGTTCATAACGTGTTGCATCACCAGCTGGATTAATTCGCTTCTTATTACTAAGCAACTGATCTTCATAATCGTTTCTAACCAGGCGATAATGAAAACTTCGATCTTTTGCACCCTCTAAGCCAAGCTTACGCAGCACTTCATCTTTACCTTGCTGAACCCCAACGATGTATACGTTAACACCCATTGTTTCTGCAACCTTTTTTCTCTGCCCCTTGCCGGTTTTAGCGTCAGGGTCACTTGGTACGGTAAATATTTCCTTAATATGTGCACCACTATCACTACTGCCTTTGGTTGCATAAGTGTAGGGATTCGACTTGCTAACACTCTTAACCCAGGAATAAACGAGTTGTGTGGTATTACCATCACCAGAGTCAATACTACAAGCAGAGATGGGTAGGGATATTTCATTACCTTCCTGGCTCAGTGCATGAGGATATTTAGCAAAATAGATTTCAGTAAGTTCTTGCCATACAGGGTCTTCCGGATTTTTAACAAAACCATAGATTTCCTGCCAAGAAACTAACCAAGAATTTCCATTACGCCCCCAAGCTCTGATAATGATAGCAAAGCGATTATGCTGAACATCCACACCCATGGTAAGAATAACGCCCCCAGGATGTACAATACCTTCTGGATAGTCGATTCGTTTTTCCCGTAACATTTTTGCATCTATATTACCTGACTTCGGCGAATAAGCCAGTCCCATACTATTGTTTGTGAATGATTTTAGCTTTCCTTCTTTACCGCGTTCAGCATCGGTTTCAGCTTCAAGTTTCTTCTTAGCAAGTGCAACCAAATTACTACCAGGAAAACTGCTCATTAACTCGTTAAACGCGAACCCATAAATAGGGGATATTGCAGTTGCTTTCCAACCTTTGTTATGAAACAGAATTGCCCTGAGTATGTTAGTTTTCTTATCAGCGTCACTCCAGAGTCCTGCACAGTTAGGGCATTGATAATATGCTGTATCTGGGTTATGTGTCCCATAAGTTTTATCTATAAAACCATCCTGGTAGGGGTCACACTTTAGATTAGCAAAATCTAATACATGTTCTTCTCCACAGTGATGACATGGTACGAAGAACTTCATCTGATTGCTTTGTCCATAAGCTACTGCAACCTTGCTAAACCCTTCTTCAGATGGTGTTCCTCCAAAGATAAGTTTACGCTCAATGTAGGTTTTCTGCCGCTCTGCAAAGATGGTAAGTGCGTCCCCCTGACCTTTCAAATCTTCTTTAAGGTCATCTGGTTCCTCAACTATTAGAACCGGTGCAGAGGTAGATTTCAAAGCCGTAGGGCTTCCTGCAGTTACCAATTTAAGAAAGCCCCCGGGATACTTATAGAAGTCAAAGCAGGACTTATCAGGGTCACCAATCTTCTCTAGTATCCTGGGACTCGCTTTAATCATCGGCCGGATCTTTTCATTGGCATAACTCTTTGCAGATGCCTGCCGGGGAAATGCCATAATAATTGGCTGCGGGTCAATGTCTATTCGTTTAGATATATAGGAGTTTTGTGTCTCTGACCAAGCAATCTGCGCGCTTTTCTGCGCAACGATGATCAGAATATCAATGTCATCCATACACTCCATTACATACAGCATAAATGGGGTTTCCATACAGTCCATACGTCCTGGTTTAGCGGTAACTTCATTACTTAACCAACGGTGTGTTTCTGCATAGTCCTTCGTACTCATACGCTCAGGAACCCGCATTAAGCGAAAGAGGTTTCCTAGAAACAGATTCTCAACTGTCTCCCCCAGTGCGTGCTCAGAACTCACTTGAATCTCTCTCTTCCAGTTCTACTTCACGCTCAAGCTCATTCTGGATAAAATCATGCAATTCTTCTTCCCCTTTAAGAAGCATCTTCTCGCCTAGCTGACTCCACTCACCAAGCATACTATCAATGTCTTTCTGTATGTCAGGGAATTTTCGAGCAATACTGCAAAGTTGCATACGAAGGTTAAGGAAGTAGGGTTCAAACACTTCGGCCAAAATCTTGGTATCAACCAGTTCCCCGCGTTCTTTCTTAATTGCCAGCCACTGAGCTTCAGTCCGAGCTCTATCCAATTGAATCTTTTGTACCAATGCAGCTTCTGCCATGTTATTAGCTTTCCCACTAGCTTTAGTTTTCCAGAAACTAATATGCTGTTTGATACAGTCCCTATAGCTTGCGTCACTATTCGGGGGAAGTTTTCCGTCTTGGCGATACTGATATATCATTGCAACATTACACCCAAGCAGTCCGGAAAGAACTGCAGGACTTACGGCACTATTAATATCAACTAATTGACTGCCTGTAGGAATCGCTGCCTCCGAAAGAAATTCTGAAAGGTCTATATCGAGCAGTTTACTTATATCTTTTGAACTATCTATTTGATCTTGACGCATACTGGTTTCCCCTAATTAAGCTACTCGGTTGACTATATACATAAAGGAATGGATAATCAACTTTTTACTAATTTAACTAGCAGGTTACTACATGAAAGGTTTAAATTTAAACATGAATATGCAGTTAGGTCTTGACCCAGTTGTTGCATTTCCCCCATACTACCTGAGTAATTTTTCTACCTCCGGTACAGATAAAGTGACTGGGCAAATACTACAAGGTAGCACAGCTGACACAGTTACAGGAGGTGTTACGGGTGTTAGTGTCAACGTAGGCGGAGTGATGCTACTTCCAACACAGCCTACAAATATGACTAAAACTGGCGTATTAATGGCGCTTAGATATATACTAAACGATGCTGCTAACATCCTTACTGTTGCTTTATTTGCTAATACAGCTACTAGTGATGGGCCGGGTTTTTCTATACAAACTGGTGCATCTGTTGCGAACAGCGCCAACTTTAACGCTACAGTTAGCGGCATTTCGCAAGTCATACAATCTGGCGGTACCGGACTTTTCCCTGGAGTATCCCCTACGGCAGAAAGAACCGCATTATTATACTGGGATCCTCTTAATAAAACAGTGACTTCCTGGATTGAAGGCGTAAAATCTATACCAGCAATTGGGCAACAATCGCTACCCTTAACTGATACTTTCTTTGATCAGCTATTTATTGGCCCTTCTACAGCAACTTTGATGTTTTTCAGAGATTTACAAATTATTGCTTTTCCTGATACTCCTTGTGATGCCACTATTGATGCAGCAGTTGCTAAATACTTATCCGCACCATTCCAAAATTTGGCTTAAACCCTCATGACAACTATTCAGGATTACCTAATCCCAAAAGTCTTTGATACTTTAGACCTTAGTAAAGTTCTGCTAATCCTGAATTCTTCAGTTTCTTGGGATGCGGATATTGCAACATACTACCAGAACGCCAGGGGGCTTACTGTTGATCATAGATTAAGTTTCAGTGCTGCGGAACTTGCTGCCCCTTTAGGCACTGGTAATCCAATCCTAAATACCGTTGCAAACTATATTACTTACTATGGGATAAAGGCAGTTTTTTGTATGCCTAATATTCCCCAAACTGTTGGGCATTTATATAGTTTTGTTGGGGCCGAATCATGCTGCTTTGATGCTGTTTTTGGTGCAGCAATACATTTTAAGAATGATATTGGTTACTTTGGGTATGTGATGGCTAACTTAGTACCATTAGTCGCAGCATTTGTAGATGGTGGGGCTAACTACCTAAATCCCTCCGGCACTGCCACTACCCCACAGGCTTCTATGACACTTAAAACACCCGATGGTAATGGGTACAATGTAATTAAAACTGTTGACCCTAGTAAATTCCTGCCAGGAAATGGTAGTAATTATGTAATTGCCTGGGGTCGTCTTGGTTATCCTTACTGGAATGATGCTACTGCAATAG